TTAAAATAGCAGGCTAATAACCCACATGGCTAACCATGCAATCAAACTAACTGCACCAACAAAGCCCCAATTTAGAAATATGCTGAACACGAATAACCAGAATGCAAACTTGCGTAATCCTTTGAAATCATCATAACTAAATGCTGACTGACCACTAGCTTTACGAGCGTTTGACTTATCTGCATGTTGCTCATGGTGATACCAACGACTTAAACCTAGTAATTTTAATAAATTTCCAAACATTTAACATTATCTCTTTTCTTTATCAGACTCGTTACCATAATGTAATGTTATATATGACACCTGTCAATAGTTAAATACAAAAAATCCCCCACGCCGAAGCGCAGGGGATTAATTATACTATTTTTGACTTGCTTGTGAGGTGGATTCAGTTTTAGAAGCTGTAGGAGCTGTAGGTGCTTGCATTTCATCAGCAACCTTATTAGCAGTCGCTTCAACTTGGCTTTCCTCGTCACTGTTAATCATTGGTACTGTCACTGTTTGAACGTCAGTAACAACTCCTAGCATACCAAGAATTGTTAATACAGTGTTGACAACAGCTACAATGGCTGACCAGTCACCAGTAAACTTAATACCAAACATAGCCAACACTTGCTGAACTAGCACAATCAATAATGAAATAATTCCAGCAATCAATTTACCATTTAAGCTTCCATCAGCATTCTTAAAACTAATTTTTTTCATAATATCCTCCTATAAAAATTTCTCTGCGATATAAATAACTAACGTGACGAGCACGCCACTAATCAAGACACCGATAACCCAATTCTGAATCTGAGTAATCCGTCCTATCTCATGTTCGACCTCAATTGATTTGGCTAGTGCCTTTTCTGCTTTTTTGCCAATATCATCAACTTGATTCAATTTTTCTTCGATGTTCTCAACTTTAGTTTTGGTGGTAGTCACATCCTTTTGGATATCCATTAATAGCTTGGTTGTATCATCATATTGCGACATTATCTCACCACCAATCGCTGTCCGGGATAGATAGTGGTATGAATCGTCTTTCCATTCTGACTAGCTAATGCATTCATGCTTAGTCCGTTTCGTTGTGCGATTGACCACCAGCTGTCACCATACTTAACTGTGTAATACGTGTGAGCTGCACCACTCTTTACATATTTCAGCGTATTGCTTGTCGGCCCGGTTACTAGATAGCCATAGCCATTTAATCTAGGCTGACGTACCCAGCGATACCCGCCCTTAATAATGGCTTGATCAGTCTTTACCGTGGTTCCAGCTGGCAAAATAGCGATTGTGTTTGATGACGTTGACGTGCTTGTGTGCAGCTTAACCGCCGTCTTGAGTGTGTAAGTTTTAGCTTCCTTGATCCACTTGGATGATGCAGATTTCTTGTAAGTGTGTTTGTTGGCTTTTTTGTTGTTGGTCTTAACTGCACCTTTATTAGTCGGCTTGACTGTTGATTTTTGACCGGCAGTGTAGTATTTGTCATTTAATTGGCTAACATCGAAGCCACCATAGCTGATACGGAATCTAGCCGTTGATGACCATTGCCATGCGTGGTTATTTGAATACCAGTTCTTACCACTAGCCACATACGGGTAAGCAGCAATCCAGCTGGTTCCCCGTTTGATGGTCATCTTGTTGTTAGCCCATGATCCGGATGTGTAAATGTCAGCCCGATAGCCAAACTTCTGGACCTCTTTCATAAATGCGGCATTGTTGCGGTCATTGGTTGCTTTAGATTGGTAATTTTGTTCCTCAGCTTCGACGTCGGTCGCTAGTACCGCACCAACTGGCAACCCTGCCAATTTAGCCGTTCTCCCGGCGAAGTCAGCTTCGGCAATCGCTTGAGCCTTAGTGGCGTAGTGTGCAAAATGGTAACCATTGATATACATTCCTGCTGCTTGGACATTTGCAATGTTGCTTGCAGCATATGGATCATTGTACGTACTGCCTTCACTTATCTTGACCGTAACAGCCTTAACACCAAACTCGTTACGCATGGAAGCATACTCTGCCGTTGACATGTATCCGTTATTATTTGACACATCGACCATATCAATGCGAGCAGCATGACTGATAGTATTGACCATAAAAAAGGCCATAAAAATAGCGCCCATCATTAAGATGAACGCCCTTAATTTGTGATTATTCAATTGTTTTCCTCCTATTCAAGACTATTATTAATTTGGAACTGTAACATTGACTCACTAGGGTAAATTGACGTACCGGTACTATCAACTACCCAGACTTCTAGCTGATAGTCTCCCGCTGTTAAGCCGGTCATTAAATCCGCTGTTAAAGCTAGCACGATTTGACCAGTTGTTGGGTCAGTTAAACTAGCCGGATTAACAGTGGCCGATTTAAGATAGCCACTATCGTTGCCCAATTTAGCGGTAATTGAAGTAACATTAGTTAAGTCCGTTGCCACATTATCATTGCCACAAATTAACGTAAAACTGGTGGTAGTATCGCCAATTTTTACCGTTTGTGGTGAAGTATCAGTAAAACCAAGCGTTTTTGCCATCTTTAGGTGCCTCCTTTTATTTTTTAATTGTTAGGCTGTTTGTCCAGTGCTTTTAACGGAGCCTGAATCTAGGCTATCAGCTAAGTTATCGGCTACCGTTTGAAAATCATCCCGATCTTTGCGTACCTCAGCCTTATTATTTTCATATAAGTCTTGGTCGGTAATTTGTGTTGATACCGATGTGTATGATAATCCTTTAGATACTACAGTTGAGAATGTTGCTACCTGTACACTATTAATCGTTGATGCACCAGTTAATGAGATACTTTGATTAGTTGATAATGCCATGTTTATTCCTCCTAAATTTTTGTAATAAAAAACTGTCTATTTTAGACAGTCTTACTATTGATTGTTTTATATGTTGCAACTTCAATTTCTAATTGGCTGATTCTTTCATTACGATCATTACTTAATTGAGATAAAACTCGATTAGTTCTTTCCAGTTGTGCAATCTTATTATTTAATTCGGTAACTTTTTCTTCATTAGAGTTGTTAGCTGGTTCCTTAACTTTCTTACTCATCTTTGTTTCCTCCTAAATTTTTAATAATTTGAGTTGCTACAATGTTTTTTAAATCTGCATAATTTGTGGCAAAAAATTTGTCTTCACTCATCATGATGAATCCTTCTAAGTGTGAACTATCTGAAAAGGTTCCAGAATAACCAATCTTACGCAAATTTCCTTCGGTCCCCTCATCATTGCTGTTTGCAATTGTAATGTTAGTTATTTGAAAATCATTCATTGATTTTTCCCTCCAATTTACTAATTCTTAATTCGTAATCATTAACTTTATCGTTTAATCTTCTAATGACAGATAAGAGCGGAACCCATGCTCGATCGTATTGTATCCCCTCGATTTCATGGTTTTTGCCATAATTAATAAACATGTCTAAACCAGCGTCTCTTAACTGTTCAGCAATGAGACCATAATATTTATCAATTGAAGACTTTTCTCTTTCTTCTCCTGTGCTTAGTTGCTCTGCGTACATATCCACTGCACGTTTATCATTCCATGTAGCCATGTGAACATTTAGCAATCTGTCGCCCAAAGTTGTTTCAATATCCGGATTTTTAATGTTGTACTTATACTTTGAAGCAGAAGTTGTTCGAACTAAACGACCATTTTTTGTGATATGAACATCTGGTGAAGCACTAGAAGTAGTATTGTATATGAAGTCACTTAAAACTGCTTCGCCTCCACCATAATTACCAATTTGTAAACCGTAGTCGTTACCGTTATTGCCAATCTGTAGAAGGTTTACTCCTGCACTTGGCCCAATATACTTACCAATTACGCTAGGGGCTTGAACTTGTGAAGTTTGTAAAACGTTGCCTAAATAACTAGCAATACCATTTCCTGATTTGTAGTAATAACCTGTTGGATCTATATAGGTACGTTCTACAAAATTGGCATCATCTTGTCTGAATAAATCTAGTTTGATATAACCTGGCGCAACTTCCGTCCATTGGGAGTTATCAATCCCAGCTTGGAAATTGTAATTACTATTCATGCCACCCCATTGGCCTCCAACATAGGTTTGCATATTACCTTTTGATTGCAAAACACCATGGTTAAAAGTCAATGTTCCTTTATTCTTCTTTGGCAGGAACATTGTAGTTGCTTGTGTATAATCAAAGTCTTCGGTAAATGTTCCATTAAATCCAAGATCAAGCTGGGGAGTTGTCAACGTACTAGTATTCAAGTTAACCGACGTTAATGTTTTAGTATTAATGCCGTTAGCAATTAAGTCGTCAACATTAATTTTGCTAGCCGTAATACTGTTTTCAATTAATTTATTACCATTCAAGTTTGAAATTTTTGCATCATTAATTGCAGCATCGGCAATTTGCGCTGTATTGATAGCTGCGTTGGCAATCTTAGCAGTTCCAATTGTTCCATTTTGAATACTTGTATTGCCATTAAAGATGATTTTATTAGCGTCTAGCAAAATAGTGTTATTGTTAATATTTACTTGTGATGAAGAACCATCTGAGTTTGAAACCTTTAAATTAATATTATTAATTGACGCCGTAACATCTGTTGCTGTTGCAAACCCATCAATAAACTGAGGTAAATTCGGTGTCATATTGGCCTGAACACAAGTAAAATTAGCCCCACCATTACGTTGAATAAACAATTTCACGACTGCTGAATTAACACCATCGGGTACTGTTATATTTTCAACCTTGAGTTGTTGTCTACCAGTTGTATAAACCCATTGATCTGGATGGTAATTATTTCGTGCGCCTGTTCCGTCTTTAGAAGTGAAGAATTCAATATTAATACCGAATCCTTTTTTTGGATCCGAATCTAAGACCCATGGTGTTACAATTGCGCCTATCGACATTTTTTGTCCCGGACATACCAGAAAAGGCCTTGACGCTGCATTATTCAATGTGTCAGTAGTTAAACCCGTAACCGTTTCTTGAATTGCGTTATTTCCTTGCACTTGGTCTTGGGGTTTGTTAGACCATACCCATTTACCATTGGTGGTAGTCCAGCCATCTATACCATGTGCAAAACCGCCGTTATAAACCATATTAGTGGTTCCAATTGTGCTTATGCTCGCTCTCCACGCTGAATCTGTTTGACTAATTTTTGTATTTAAACCGCTAACTTTATTCGTTACGTCAGTTTGTACGCCTTGAATTGCTACGTTAATTTGGGAAGTCACATCACTAGAGTTGGCTTTCAATTTAATTGCATTATTTAACTGGTCAAATTCTGAACTTGTAGCTAAATCTTCTGGCGCTGGTGTCCAATCAGTGGCCTTAGTAGCTATTTCTAATTTTGGATGTCCTACTTTTATTGAATCAGCAGTAATCCCCTGTATATATACGCCACCAAATGCCCCATTGCCATCGTCTATGCTGGTAATTGTTTTTCCAGTTAAATCATACGTGTCACTAGTCGCTCGATACTTAAATGATTTTCCTATATCAGATTTTGTCAGATTCTTCCAAACACCAACATAGACAGTAGAGTTATCACTTGCGTGAAAGCTTGATTCATAACCAACTCGTGTATGCCCAGAATCGGCAATTGTTTTCAAATTATTAATTTCAATATCAACTGAAACAGTAATTTTTTTGCCGGAATATTCACTAGGTTCTACTGAACTAAGTACATTTTTCTGTCCACTGGTTATATAGAAATTACTATTTAAAATATAATTTCTTCCACCAACTGTAATATCATCAATCGTTTTAACTACATTCTGAATCCCTGTAGTGTACTCATTATGGTATTGTTCTGTGGTATCACTTAATTTAGTCACATCTTGTTTAACTAAGTTAGCGGTGCTCAATGCTTCATCAATATCTGGCAAGTGAGTATTAAGTTGGTCAATACTAGATTGAGCCTTTTGTTGGGCAGTAGCTGCGTCTGTTTTCGCTTGAATAGCATCCGCTTGTGCTTGATCAGCGGCTTGCTTTGCTGCTTCACCTGCTTTTTGTGCATCATCTCCAGCTTCCTTAGCACCATTTGCTACTTGTTGAACCATATTTACAAAAGCTTGAGAGGCGTTCTTATCTGCCGTAGCAAAAGCTGTAAACACACTATTTAAAGTGTCTCTGTCTACAGTTGAAGTTATATTCATTTCTTTGAACAATGGAGTTACAAAATTAGTTAAATTGCTCATAGCAGTTTCTAATTCTGCTGTAGGTAAATCAACGGATTTTAGTTGTTCGATATCAATGTTATAAAGCTCAACATCTTTATCATATTCTTGTTTTAATTTTAATTTTTCGCTAGGAGTAAGCTTGTTATCACTATTAATGTCATTTACGTTACCCACTGCTTCATCAGCTGTATTTTGTGCCTTGATAATTTTGAGACCATCATCTGTTAGAATGACCTGAGCTGCGTTAGATTCTGCCATTTTATTCACCTCCCTTCGCAGTCATTGGCAAACGTTCCTCAATTGGTATTACAAAGACACGTTCTATAGAACCACAATTGAAAGTAACCAATAGTTCCGGCTGGTTAGTTTGGTTATAAATAATGTTACAGGTTTCAGGTTCAGCAACGTCATCGGTTAACCCTAAATTCATATCTAACAAGTAATTAGAGGCAAATTCTTGCCCACCATGAACAACATTAACTGCGTACACCATACGAGGGTCTTTCATATTGTAATCACCCGATTGGAAGTACACATATGGAAAGTCAATACCTTGTGATTGGTAGGTTTGTCGGTTCGTGTCAAACCCATAGTTGGCAGCATCGAAACTATACAGCACATTATAATTACCTTGTTTAACCTCATCGAGGCGTAGCACATTCTGTTCACCATGAAAGTAACTACACAATACATATCCATGTTTGAAATCAACATTAATTCTTATATAACGATTAACAGTGCAAAAACGTGTAATACGTTTATCATCATTGCCTAGGGTCGTATTAGCAAGGTATGGTATGCGACTGATTGTGTATTCGTCAACGTTTGAATTAGACTTGATTGCGTACCAAATATAAACAGCCCCATTTACTTCTTCGATTGAAAAACTAGCTCCATGCCCACCTTGTGAAATAATCATCTTGCTAATTGGCTTAAAATTAGTATCATGTAAGACAAACATAACATCGTTATTTTCATTTGCACGACTAGTTATATACTGACCGTTGCTCAACGGACACATATATTGTGCTGCGCCGGTTATTCCTAGTGTACTGTCATCTGGGCTAAAACTACCCAAGTTACGAATGGCACTAGTTTGTAACTTGATCTCTGGTTCATCTTGAATGTAACTGGTCTCAATAGTTCCGTGCAGCGTGCCAACGGAATTGTATGCTGCTTGTACTAAATAGCCAGTTTGATCGAAACTAGTGTCAATAGTTCCGTCGGTATTATAACGGTGCCAGATAAAGCCCTTACTATCAATGTAGGATGAAATATTAGTGCTACCTTCCCAAGCCTGTAAAATTAACCGCTTAGTCTGGGTGGTATCAGTGAAGTTGTTACCGTCGGGAGTCAAAGCAACCGGTTTAACCGAGCTAGCGTCCTCCCTTGCTTTCTCAATGGCACTACTAATAGCACTTTGATAGCCTTGCAACCAAGCTGGAGTGGCAACTGGCACCGTAACGTATTCACCAAAGCCAACGGTATTACCATATGGATTGGCAAAAGATATCGTTCGTTGAATTACCCGACCACTGGCATCTAGGGCTGGTGTAATTTGGTCGTCCTTAAAGCGAATGGTAGCACCTAATGGTGGATTGAAAGACGGCGTGACGTTCACCTCATAGTATGTCCGAGGATGATTGAAAAGCTGTAACATCTGTTCAGCCCACGACTTTAAACCAGCCGCATGGTCAATGGTATTAGCAGTAATAACACCTTCGTAATAAAGCCCGCTTTGCCAATCGGGGTTATATTTCTGATTGGCTTCATCATCAATAATGTAAACTTTTCCATCATTGGCAGCAGCCATGGTACTACCGTTAGCACCATAAGCGATCAGCTTGGTAATTGGTGTCGAGACGGTCGTCCGTTTAATGCTAGTGATATTTTTACCGAAGATTGCTTCGTTATATACCTTGTCGGCATTCAACTGGTCGACAACTTCACAAGTCTTCGATTGAATGTTACCTTGTGAGTCAATTTCCACATAGCAATCGACTTCCACGTTATAGGCCTGTAATAGTGTTTGTAATAGTGCTGACGCTTTAGTCTTGCCATCGATTGAGATGTGTGGAGTCATTACATTGGTTGTATTAAATTTGAGCGTCCAGCCGGAATCACTGAATACACTCGTAAAAGCGTCCTTGATGGCTGTATCTGAATCGGTCATCGCAGCTGGATAATGATGAGCCAACGTGAATAGGCACAAATTAGTAAAGTTAGCGGTTGTGACATGCTTAACGGCGGCTGTATTACTTTCATCAACACTATAAATGTGCATCACATACCAGTGCCCCGATAAGGTGTCATAGTAAGCCAGGTTGTTGCCAGCGACTACTTTGTCCGAATCGGTTTGGCCTTGAAGCACGTCTAGTTGACCTTGATGATCGAACTTTTTAGACTGAGCATTTAGGTTAACAGTGCCAGTATAGCTGTCCTTAGTTCCTACATTGGCGTCGTCATCGTAGGCGGTACTAGTTGTGTCTGCATCGGCAAGTTGAATTTTGACGCTGTCGTTTGAAAACTTAGTAGCACCATCAACAGTTAGAGTGCCAATCCGTTTTAAACTTGGATTTAGAATTAAATATTGATTGGTTAAAGCCACCTGTATAACCTCCTTGTGTTGTTATAGTAGTTTTGGCAGGTATTTAAGCGTCATTTTAGCGTCATCTAAATCACCAACCATAGTTAGTCCGTTTACACCCGGTTTTAATTGCGGATAATCAGTTGCCCAAACTGGCGATACCAAGCGTCCGTTGACGGTTACGGTATCAGTCTCGCAGTTCATAACGATTTCTTCCCCGGCATTGGCAATATAAGTTGGCTCGTTCGGTTGTGGTTGCTTATGATTCCAGACTCTCAAATCGGTAAGGGTCATATAAGGTGCCATGTATGGTACTTTTGCATTGTCTTCTGTGATTGGGTGTTTTAGGAATGTTTGACCAAATCCACCTAAGGCTGCCTCATATTCATTGTTAGTATCTACCCAGCGGCCACTCGCAATTAAATACTTGTTTCGATTGTGATAAGGCTGTCCATCATAAAGACTATATTGATGTAATTCCCACGTATAAACATTGCCGGATTTCGTCAAGTCCATAAATACCCAAGCATTAGTTAAGCAATTGCTTTCTTCTTTGTTAACGGTTGTTACATATTTATTTACAGTTTCTTTGATTGATTTTTTCGTCACTTTGCCACGCTTAGACCTGCTGGTTTTAGTCACCGTTTTAGTGGTTGTTCCAGTTTTAATCTTAACTTTTTCGTCTCTTTTATTGGTAAATGAACCACTTGGGCCATATCCCCAGTAAAATGTTTTGTGAGCATCTTTAAAGGCAGTTCCCGGCTTGTACAGTTGCAACGTTACATAGGTCTTGCCACCTTGCATGTGGTCGCCAATGACAAAACGGCCAATCATATTACCACTGGCATCGAGCAATGATAATTGTACCTTTCCCATTGCTCGGCCGTTGTGAGTACCTGAGTATCGCATGTGATGTAACCCAGCACGGACACGGTAATTGGTTAAAGCCTGAGTCATCCCAGTATACCGGTAAGTTGGGCCTATCCAAGTATCAGACAAACTATCCGGTAGCGGGCCGAAGTCTTTAGTGCCATTTACAATTGCCACTTTCATGGCGGATGTATTGCTATTAATTTCAGCCCTACCTTGATACTTGTACTCATCATCGGTCTTAATGCCACTAATGGCATTAGGATCATTAGTCCACATTGCCATACTAGCAATTGGATCATTAAGTACATCCGTATCGGGTTGAATAGCACTAGCTTGATCATTAGGAGCTTCCGGCCCTAAACCAAACTGACCGCCATTAAGATTGAAACCAATGTATTTTAACGGCCGTTTAGGTATAACTTGAACAACCGGTGCTGTTCGTGCAGTGCCATCAACAGTAATCGTGTTTAAGCCGTTATTTAAAGGCTTCTGAACTTGTGGCAGGGTTGCACGTGGGTCAGACTGTACAAAGGTAATCGTAAGCGTCATGTCATACATCCCCGGGTTAATTGGAGCTGGATCACTAATTGCGGTAATATGTCCCCAATATGTTACTTTAGGTTCAAAACCAAATACTAGTGGGTATTCTTTACCATTATCACTAGGGTCATCACTTAATAGCAGACCACTCAAATTGTGCATTTTCTGATTAAAGGCGTCTTGATTATCAGCGCAGTAAATGGATACCGGTATACTAATTGTTCGGCTGGTAAAGTTAGTACCATTAAACTGATTACCATACATAGCCGGTATGTCAGTCACTTCTTCAGCCATGGCTGGTGCACTAGGTAATACCACGTTACCCATCTCAACTTGTAAATCGTCCCGGCTATTTAAACCGGCATATTCAAAATCGTCTCGTTGTAAGGTCACGATTTAACCTCCTTTTAAGTTTAGTTATGTAAAAAGGGCGTCCAATTAAGGACAACCCTTTGATTAGTACCCCATCATTTGTGAATATTGTGAAGCTGTCTTATTATCCGATTTAACGGCATTAACCACGTCAGATTTAGCAATGACGGCTTGTACATTACCCATGTTGCCTAAGATGGCGGTCATTAAGCTGATTAGTTTATCAAGCTTTTTATTGCTATCACTATCAATAGATGCAACTTGGCTATCATTGCTGCCATTTACAATTTGATTAGCTTGGGTGATTAATTGGTTAGCTCGTGATTTGTTAGTCAATGGCAACACCATTTCAGGTTTGTTATGTTCAGCGACTTCAATTAACTGGTTAGTATTGATAATGCCACCGTACTCAAATCGTTTATGACCAGTTGGTCCCCAACCACGAGTAACCCCATATGGTGCTAAATCACTTCTCCAATTACTATCACGGATAACAGCTATAATTTGATCAAGTGCTGAATGAATATTCTTGTGACCAGCTTTAGCCCATGCATTCCATGTGCCTTTTTTATACTGGAATAATCCAACAGGTAATCCTGTACCGTCATGGTCATCATAACCGCCACCAGTAGCAGGATTAACACCAGATTCAACATGTGCTTGCCAATACAATCTCTTGATATCGTTAGCCGATAAGTTAACCCCACCAATTCTAGCGGCTTGATTAGCAATACTAGTAAATTTGCTCATACTCATATGCCCAGAAGGTGAGTCACCACTTCCACCATCACTACCAAACATGCTGGCAATCTTACTAATAAACTTCCAGAATCCACCACCAACTTGTTTTTTAACTAACTTTTGCAAAGCTGAACTAGCTGAAGTGTCCTTTTCATCTGAAGAACTTGCCTTCATTTTTAGAATGTCTAGCCAACCAGCTGTTGTTGACCCCGAGTGGCTAAATGGATTTGATTTTGAAACACCGACATGAACGTGGGTGCCGCTAGACCCTAATTTAGCAATAGCATCACCAGTTTTGACTGTGTCACCCTTTTTAACTAAGATATCCGCACCGCTATTATACTTACCATTAAGCTCTTGATAGATAACGAAGGCGTCCTTAGCTTTAGTAACAATTGATTGACCAATCCCGTTAGCACCGCCCCAACCAGCTGGTGCACCACCAACGCGCCAAACAACTCCAGGGTGCATAGCATGGACAGTCTTACCACCAGAAAAGTCGTTACCATCATGCGCAGAAAAACCACCTGATACTGCTCCACGATTACCAAATCCTGAAGTTAGCGTCCAACCTCTGCCGGGAGCTTTAGCCCAAGGGCCTCCCATACCACCACCACCGTCAAGATCAACCATTGACCAAAGTGTTGACCACCACGTCTTGGCTTGCTTCTCAGCACCATCAAATAGACCGTGGCCAATGTTACTCATGACACCTGAAACGCCCTTCGAAGACCAGCTAAACAAGTTTTCGAGTGATTTAATTGGGTGTGCAATGATGTTAGTGGCAGTCTTAAAGAACTTCTCTAAACTGCCAACCTTTTTACCAACCCAGTTAGTCACGCCTGAAATACCGCTAGTAACACCGTTTAAAATATCACCAAAAAATCCAGTACCTTTGGCATACTTAGTCACGCCCTGCATACTCATTAACATGGCTGTCTCACTAGCATTTAATACTTCTGTACCAGCGGGCAACATCATCTTAGTGTTACGACCTTGTACAATACCTGAATCGCCGTTAGGTAGTACAACCATTTCTTTGTTGCCAGTTTGAGGGCTATCATTACCATCATTAAGCATTGCCATAGTAGGCTTGGTAATTGGGTTACGTGACCCGCTAAACATACCAGTACCAGTGGCAAAATTAACATGGTCTAAATCAGCAATAGTCTTCTTCTTACCACCGAACGCATGGATAACACTATCAACCGCATCGATACCATGATTGATTATATCAATGACATTATTCATGCCATCTTTAGCAAAGCCTTTTAAGTCATCCCATAAACCACTAAAAATGTTTTTGACGCCTTTAACAAGTCCATTCCAACCAGATTTAAATTTATCGCCAAAACTTCCTAGAGTGTCCATAGCTCCAGAAGTCCATCCACTGAAAGTCTTGCTTAATTTTTTAGTTATTCCGTAGAAGAAATCATGAACACCATTCCACATGCCTTTCCACTTTTTACCGAACCAATTCTTAAAGCCATTCCATGTTTTTGATATTGCATTAGTCCAAAATTTGAAAACTTTAGCAATCTTTTTGAAAATACCAGCATAAAAATCATGAACAAAATTCCAATATGAATTCCAAGCCTTTTTAAAGGACTTCCCAAATGATGAAAAGACTTTTCCTATACTGCTAAAGAACTTTTTAGTGTTCTTAACGGAACTGTTCCAGCTGTTTCTGAGTGATTTACCCATGGCTGACCAATGCTTGTTCCATGCCTTCGCAAAACTCTTCTTAAAACCATTCCACTTTTTCGACATATTGCTTAGGGCTTTGCCTACTGACTTGCCGATATTTGAACCCCATTTAGCAATTCCCTTGCCAAAGTTAACCACTGATTTGAATGCCTTGTTAACCCATTCACGGAACGGTTTAATGTGCTTGTAAGCTAACACTAGTCCAGCTGTCAAAGCACCTATGGCAACCACAGCGATTCCAATTGGGTTAGCATCCATGGCTGCGTTAAGCAACCATTGAGCGGCTGTTTCTTCACCACTAGCTTTAGCGGCTAGCCTTTGAGCCGTACTTAGCGACCTAATAAAGCCAATTGTTTTACCAATACCACTAGCAATCCCTAAGAATGCCTTACCAATACCCGCTAGTTTAGATACAGCAAAGTAGACCACAATAGCTTTACCAACATTTTCAATGGCAGTCTTGTGTTTGGCAATGGCGGCAGTAGCGTCAGCCACTCCATTCATGCCTTTTGAAGCGTCCTTAGAATGCCCGCCAATCAGCTTTAAAGTACCAGCTATAGCTGACCATACACCCTTAGCTAGACTGCCAACAATACTAGCAATTGCACCGCCAGTCTTCTCGATTGGCTTTTCATTCTTGGCTAAGAAGCTGATAACGTTACCGACATACTGTCCGGTTTTCTTACCAAGCGTTCCAACTAGATCGGTTAAAGACTTCTTAACATTATCTAAAGTACCCTTCTTCTCAGAAATTCCATCAATAGCCTTTTCAACACCAGCAACTAAAGGCTTGGCAAACGCTACTTTCAAGTTAGTGTAAGTACCTTGAATGGCGGCCATCTTACCCTTAGTCGTATCGCCAAACTCTGACCATGCTTTACCACTTGTTTTAGCTGCCTTGACCATATAGTCTTGCAATTGTGAGCCAGTAATTTTACCAGCTGCCAGCTGCTTGTTAAAGGCATCGGTTGACATACCACTAGCTTTAACAATGGCCTTTTGCAGCTCAGGTACTTGACCGAATGTCCGCTTAAATAGGCTGGCGGTTACTTTAGAACTACCGCTTAACTTGGCTACCCCTTGACTTAACCGGGCTATCTGGTCTCCGGATTTACCTGCGGCTGAACCATAACTAGCTAATACCTCGGTCATGTCACGAGCTTTAGTAGCGCTGTTGGTCATCGCATAGAATTTCTTCTGCATTTGATCAATAGCACCGCCGGACATGTTAGCCTTGGAGCGAATATCACCAATTTGAGCCGTCATCTTAGTTGCATCTGCATCGGATAAACCTAAGTTTGTCCACTGCTTCTTAATCGTAGCCCCAGCTTCGGCTAGTTCATAACCTTGCTTGGTAACTCCTTTAATGTATCCAATTGCACTAGAAGCAGCGTTACTAATTGTGTTACCAATCGCAGCTCCAATGGCAAAATGTTTGGTATCGTCCTTAGTTTTCTTTTCTTCATCTCGGACTAAGCCTAGTTTAGACTTGGCGGAATCTAGCATCCTAGTGAAGCCACTAGCATTAGACTTCTTCATGGCTGAATCTAATTCATTAGTTTCACTTTTGAGCTTAGCCATGCTTGTGGCAGTCTCATTAACCCGCACTTGCTGACGTTTATAAGCATCACTAGTAGCACCACTGGCCGTCTTAATCCGTTCCAGTTCGTTAGTTTGCGCCTTGTACTGGGCTTCCATGTTCGAATAGGCCTGTTTTAAACCACCTAAACGAGCCTTGTTAGCTTCAGCTGACTTACCCTCGGCTTCTAGGCGCTTCACATAGGATTCACTTAAAGCTGTACTCTGTTTATAACCTTTTTGTAAGTCTGCAAGTCCGCTATTATAATACTGTAATTTTGACTTAGCACGGTCTAGCTGACCACCCATACTGTCATACGAACGACTAGCCTTGTTAATCTGGTCAGTCAGCTTTAAATATTGTTCTTCACCGGTTTTAGTGTCTCTATTTAGGCCTGCTTGGCGGGACTTTAACTCATCAATTTTAGCCTTCTGCATTTCCATTGATTTAGCTAGTCCGTCTACCCTAGCTGCTGCGGCCTTTTGATACTCACCCGCTGACTTTAATGCCGTCTCTTGGGCTTTCCATCCACTAGTGTTAGCTTTAACCTCAGCGGTTAACTGCTTGAGTGATTTAACAGCTTCTGCTGAATCTAAGCCAACCTTACTGGTCATCTCACGACCAACTACTTTTTTAGCCATTATTTTTTAACCTCCTTTTAGGCACAAGCGCTATAAGCCATATGTTTGACTAATGGCTTCGAGCGGGTCGACTAGTTCAGCACGATCTTCCTTCTTACGAGCATTCAAAGTCGCCATTGTATTAAAAAAGGAACTATCATCAAATTCTTTTGGTGATAGCCCCTCAGTTAATAATTGTTGAGCTAGCAAGTTGAAGTCTTCCTGCTGGTTTTTCAACTTTAGGACTTCCTTTTTAAGCTCACTGTTACGCTTGTGCCGGCTTATTTTGACGACTTGGCGTCTTCAATGGCTTTGCGTTGCTTCTGTTCAGACAGCTTAATATCAGCGTCTGAAATGCCATTTAAGCGCATAATTAGGTAGCCAACACCTTCACCAAACTGTTCAATTGAGATAGTATCATTGATTGTTTCCATTTGCTGATCGGTGTATCCCATTACCCGTTGCACAAAATCGGCCATTTCGTCTTGCAATTCTAGGCCATCTTTCATAGCATCTAGTTCAGTGATTTCTCTTTCAGGATCTTGTGACTCCAACATACCAATTTGAACCTTGGTAGCTAATCGAATGATATTATTAGTTGCTGTTACATTGGCCGTTTTATTGATTTTAAAGTAGTTTTTAGCGTTGATTTTCATAATTACTTGTACCCCTTTATTTTAGTTATGTAAAAAGGCCACCCATTTGAGGGAAGCCTTTTAATTGTTACTCGTGACTAGGCGTTACAACGGTTGTTCCACTGGTCGTACCGCCAGTTGTTCCACTGGTTTGCTTAGTGTAACCACCAAATACTTCGGCATAAAGTTTGTCTAAATCAAATCCGGTATCAGTTGACTTGGCAATCATATAAGGTTGTTGTACCCCATTGGCTGCTAAGAAAATGTCTGGCTTCAATGGTGTTAATACGGTACCTTGTAGAGCTGTTGAGTAAGCTGCTTCACTGTTAGTATCAGTTGAGTTGTTAGATGCTTCTTCAACGAATTCAATGTTATTGAAGCATTCATAAATTGAGATGTCACCGTCCAATGATTGAGATTCGGCAATCATTGCCACATGTGGCTTAGGTAGTTGTCTTACCCATGCACCTGTATTAGTGTTTTGTGTGAATCCTTTAAGCATTTGATTAATCTTAAAATCTAAGTCTAAAGCGGTTAAAGCTAGCGTAGGCATCGACTTACCATAAGCCGTACGTTTGATTTGTCCGTTCCCCCAACCTGCTACTCCGGCTGCTTCGATGGCAGATACGTTGATTTGACTGAAACCTTCGCCATTATGATCGGCAACATAGATTCCGTCAGCAGATAGGCCTTTTGTAGCGTCTTTAATTAAGTCACCTTTATCGTCTAGTAAAGCAAAAGTTGCTTTAACAATATTATGTTTTGACATTTATAAATCTCTCCTTTATATCATTTCATTTTTAGTTACGTAAATTGTTTTGGTCAATTGGTTAGTATCTGGGTCAGTTGTGTGGTGCTGACTAGATACAATTAACCAGCCAGCATCTTTAAGAGTTTTCATCAAAGCTATCTCAGCTTCAATCGGATTAAAGTCATCGGCTAGGTCAATCTTATAAAATATTTGAATTTCAACACCCATTGCTATGCCTTTAAACGTGCTGTTTGCATGATAGGCCGGACTTGAATCGGTCTCTTGTAATAACATGAGTGTAATATCAGTGTTGTCTAAATCTTCTTTAGGTATCTCATTAAGGTAGACTTTATCGAGCCACGTTAAATTAAGGGCGTTAACTAGGCTGGCTACCTGTGATACTGGTAATAACACTAGTCATCGTCCCCTTTCTTATATTCTGTGAGCATGGCGTTAAAGATATCATCTTGTGAGTCAGCTAAGTTATCATCAACAAAGTGGTCAGCCTTAATGTGCTTAGTGCCATCATTTAATCGCCTAGCATTCATATCATGGAACTTGTTAGTCCATCCGACAATTGAACTGCCATCATGTTCACCGTCTATGTCATTGCTGTTATAGCTTATATTGTCAGCCATATGTCCGTACTTCTCGTCTTTATGTGAGCTGTAATGTTTCTTACGTGTGACTTCCGTCAAGTTATCAGCTAGTTTCTTAGCTCCGGCTTTGGTTATCCGCTCCTGTTCAGCTTCGTTAGGGACTAGCTTGTGGACATCTTTAAGCCAGTTTTCTAATTGGTCGACTATGTTATCGCTTGCCATGGCTAAGCCCCCTTAGTAATCCGTTTGAGCGTCAAATAATCGCAAGATAGATAATTACTAGAATCATCTATGCTGTCATTGATGACCTCGTAACGCTTACCTTTATACTGGCACTTAATGCCTTCATAAACTTTAGGATTATGCCTAATAATGACTACTACTTGCTCTAGTTGTTCAGCTGTAAGTTGATACGAAGATGCAATTGATCGTGTATAGGGTGCACAATATAAACTAAACTGACTAACAAATGTCTGTTTACTAGTTCCATTAATAGGGTTTTGAACAGTTTTAACAGTGCCAATCTGTATCCGTTGATTAAAATCAACTGGAGTTAGCTTATTAATTGCCATTGTCGTTCACCTCATCTTGCTTTTGACTATACAGGCCTCGCAATTGGCCAATGATTGAATCCAAAACTAAGTCAACTGGATTAACAGTGTTTGAAGTGATTGACGTACGGTAATACCAGTATGAACCAGCTAAGGCGTAAACAGCAGTTTCAAACAAGTTGCTTACACCATCCATTTCATAGAAGCCTAGAACACTATTGTCATCTCCAATGGCCTGTTTAATGTAGCTAGTGGCTGCTGATAAATAACCTTTTAGTAATTCGTCGTCATCATCGCCATCAATTCGCAAAGATGATTTTAATGTTTCTAAATTGGCTGCCACTTAAATCACATCCTTACTTAGCCGCCCAGCTTGTCACTGTACTGTGTATTTTTATTGGCGACATAATTGACTAATTACTTACTGGCTGTTGCTGGAGCAGCACTTGCTGCAAAGTTTGCTGGTTGGTCAGCAATTGCACTGAATGAACCGGCAACAAAAGCGTCTTTATCAGTAGCTTCAACATCAAAACGATCAATTACACGAATCTTAGTTTGATCTTTTTCAAATGCACCGCCACCAATATTTGTAGTCAACAATGAAAGATTTTCTCGGTCAAACAAAGTAACCGCTTGTGATAAGTCACCATAATAAAGTGGGTAAGCTGGAGCTGACGCAGTACCAACGTTAGGTAACCACTTGTCGGCTACTTCCACAATTCGTTTACCACGGATTAAGTATTGATCTGGTTGTGTTGGGTCTGGTTGTAATAAGTAACGTCCCATCGCATCCTTAACTTCAGAAAGTACATTTAAACCAGAAGTATTTGTCATTAAAAATGATGTCGACTTGATGGCAGGATCAACGGCAGTGTTAATCATGGTAATAATGTCATCGAACTTAGCTAAACTTGGTTTCTTAGGTGCTTCGTTCATTGCTGCAATAATCTTAGCATTGCGTGTAACAACAACTTTCTTAGCAATCCAGCCAGATAACCAAGCTAAAATGTTGTCGGCTGTATCTTTTAGTAATGAATTTGTTGCAGTAGTAATCCCAGCATAACGATGGATTGTGTATTTGATGATTGATAGCTTAGGATCATCGTTATCGCCAATCGTAGCTGTTTCATCATCTAAATCAGCTAATGGAGTAACGTCAGTCCACTTTTCGTAAACTCGTGACCCAGATTGAGTTGCAACAGCTTCTCGGTTAACGTATTGTTGCAATGAATCGAACTTGCGAACCAATGTGTTAATGGCTGTTTGAATATCTTTAGGAATAGTTAAACCAATTGCGTTTCCACTTTCGTCAGTAGATGAAGTTACCAAGTTCATAACTTTAGGATCACCCTTAATCATGCCTTGGAAGTTCTTAATGAACTCAGCTTTGATGTCTTTTTCTTTATCATCAAGTGGAGTCTTGTCCTTGTCTTCCATATTGGCAATTTCTTGAGCCTTACGTTCTTCTTCTAATTGTTCATGTAAAGCGTCACGACGAGCAACCGCGTTGTCACGGTCTTGTTTCATTGCTTTAAATTGGTCTTGATCAAAGCTGTCGTCAAGAACAGCTGCGTTTAATTTGTCGTTTAAGTCTGATACCTTTTGACCTTGGGCAATCCAAGCATCATTGATTGTGTTAATATTAGCCATTAGTTGGCCTCCTTTTGATTTTTTTCAAATAAAATAGCCAATTTGCTGTTTCGTAATTCAGCAGATTGACTATTAGTAGTATTTTCTTCTTTAGACGGCTTAGTTTTATCCTTATCCGCCTTGTAAATTAAATTCATTAGCTTATTAACTGCAGCTTTAGGTGGAATATGTGAAATAGCATTCACCGGTTGCAATTGTTGGTCATTAGCAAACATAATTTCGTCAGCGAAGCCTTTATCGACGGCATCACTAGCGGTTAACCATGTTTCATTTGCCATTAATTGTAGTAAGTCGGCTTGATCCATGCCAGTTTTGGCTTCATAAGCGCTGGCAATTGATTGATCAATGCCATTTAAAACACTGGCTTCATGCTCCAAATCGTCAGCATTACCAGCTGGTTGTGACCAAGCCTTGTGAATCATAATCTGAGCAGTTGGTGAAATGTTGATATGATCACCAGCCATAGCAATCACGCTGGCCGCACTAGCTGCTAAGCCTTGAATGTTAACTGTTACATTGCCAGCATAATTTTTTAGCATAGTGTAGATTTCACTAGCTGCAAAAACATCGCCACCATTGGAAGCAATATCAACTTCAAGTGCTTCATCATCACCATCGTCATCATCATCATTTAAAATGTCAGCAACACCCGAAGGCGATACTGCTGGCATTCCAAAAAACTGATAGAAACCGGCTGTTTGATCATCAACAATATCACCTTTAATCATCACTTTCTTTGTCATCATTATCACCTCCTTTTTCTGATTTAGCAGCAGGCATTTCATCTGGGAAATAACCAGTCTGCTGTAGTAACCAAGTTGCTTGATTGTTAGCAATTGTGCCATTTTTAGTTAACCCTGATAGGGTAGTTGCAAACGAGTCTCCCAATGGGTCTACAGCAGTCCGTATATTGGCCGTTATCTTAGCATTAAGCTTATTATCCAACTCAGCTAAAATCGCCTGTAAATAGCGATTAAGTGCGTTGGTGTACATGCCTTTAATTTGGTCGATATTACTTTGCTGGTCACCTTGGCCATTCAAATAGCTATCAGGAATGCCAAAGACTTTAGCAATTTGTTTGCTCGTCCAATCTGTTTGACTTAACAGTTTAGTAACATCGGCTTTCATTTCTAGTGGCTTGTAATCTTCAAGTTGATCAATAACTACTGGGAACTACTGGGCCACCGTTTGAATTGTTCACCTGTTTCATGAAAACTACTGGGCCACCGTTTGAATTGTTCACCTGTTTCATGAAGTTACGTGAGCGGCTGGCCTTCATCTTCTCACTTAACAGTCCACCATGCTGAATAGATAGAACGCCGGGCGCACTAATTGAACGTGCTAATGCAGCTAACGTTAAACTATTAGACGAACTCTTGACTTGTAACTCATTCGATAATGCTTTTAATGGACTGTTACCTGTCATACCGCCATCGGTACTAGCCCAGCGAATATGAATCATGTCAGACTGCGGTACATATTGAAGAACACCCAAATCAGGCTCGTCAAAGGTAATCGTATAGGTTAAACCACTGCCATCATCTAATAAGTAGGTTTGCACTTGGCTAGGTCGCAAATATTCCCAGCGTAAATCTAAACCGTTTGGATTGCGCCAGCGATAGGCAAAACATTCACCACCCAATAAAAGTTGGGAATACATAGACTGCCAAAACGTATGTCCGTTAGCTGTCGTACTAGGATTGTTTAGAATCCCTTGTGCTCGTGGCATATTGGCCGTTAATTGTATCGTGGCCAAGTCCCCAGATATTTGATTAACCGCTGAATAAATATCCGAATTTTCCAAAGCATCTTTGGCACTAACATATTCATTATTGCCAGTTGGTGACAAAAAATTAACGATATTGTCGTCTTCTACTGGTACGCTTTGAATATTAGTTGAATTATTGATTGCTGTTGGTGGTTCAAAAAAAGGCATTATTAATCACCTCCTTTTTGGCCAGCGGTTACGACTTCTGAAAGCCATCCGACTAGAAACAAAGCTACAGCAATTGCTAAAACGCCCTGTGCTTGACCAAATAAAAAGGCTGCATATACTCCAGCAATCATACCTAGAATAAAGCACAACACATCAAAGTAACGCCAGATAGTCGCAAAAAATTGTTTAAAAATCATTCATATCATCTCCTAGCAATCCCGATTCCGGATTATTAAACCATTCAAGAACTTGTTTTTCGTTCATACGTTCGACCTGTTTATCAGGATTGTTTACATCTGCAAAGTCTTCAAAGTGGTACATGGCTTGGAATAAGGCGTCAATTATCGCATCAACCACATCAATTTTCAGTGTGGCCTTAGCTTTATCGACTTGAATACCAATTTTATCTTCATAAATTTCAGCATTTAGTAACGCCTTTTCCATAATTCGATCATCCAAGCGGTCGACTGAGCCTTCAACAAACATTGTCTGCAAAAACTTAGTTGGATCTTTCAATTCACTAGTTCGCTGTCGAATGGCTTGCAACGGCCACCCTGAATTTAAATCTAATTGTTTAATTGTGGGCGTTAGTCCCCAAGCGTCATAACCAAAGAAAACAACTTCCAGTCGATGTTGCTCAACAAATTTAAGCAACCACTGATAAACCTGCTCATCATTGATTAGTCCTTGTGGGTGACTACTAATTGTGCAAAATCCCTTTTTAGCTAAGTCCCGATAATTAATACCGTCTTGTTTTTCTTTAGCTTCAATCGAACCAGCTTTCTGCCATGGAATAAAACTATGCTGATAAATAAACCATCGTGGTTTGCCATTATTATCACGATAAGGGAATACAAACGCTAACGCCGTGTTATCACTAAACATCGAGTAGTCAAAGCCGATATAGACTTGCCGATCATCAAAATTAAATGACGGCACGATGGCTTTTTCAACGTCAGGCAGTTTCAAGAAGCTATCGGTCGATTGTTCTAGCCACAAGTTAAGGTTTTTGTTTTGAAAGTCGTTGAGTGTGCCAGACAAAGCGTCAGAATCACGCTTATCTGTCAAGCCGTTTAGCAAAACTTCTCGTTGACTTGGCAAATCTAGCAAGGGGTTGCTTTTAACCCATGTATCGGGCTTGTAAGTTTCATCTAAATTATCCTGCGACCAAATAAGCCCCAAATATGTATCAGCATCACGCAAATAATCTTGTTCCATGGCTTGCTGAATCATACGCTCATCATCATGGAATGGTACGGTTGGATCAGGATATGCCGTTGAAATTTGAATAAATTGTTTATTACGCACCTTAACTTGACCCGAAACAATTTTAGAAATTTTCTGTCGGGTCTTAATTTCACCAATTTCATCAAAAATAGCCGTTGTGAAGTGAAAACTATCGTACTGACCGGCTTCATGACTAATTGCTCGCAGCTTATTGTTGTTGCTACTCATAACAACCTGATCAGATTGGGATGACAACGTCCGTGTATCTAGCCCACTATCTTGAATCAGTGCCTTAAATGGTTCAATTGTTGCAATTTTGGCTAGCATTGATTTAATGTATCCCAGAATCTTACTAGTTTGTTTGTAATTAATAGAAGATACTAAGTAATCTTGGTTAGATAATCCTAATGACTCAATTAGAAAACTATAGGCAGTTATAATCGCCATAAGGTAGGTTTTACCTTGCCCACGAGCTACTGAAACAATTGCACGCGAGAACCGTTTACCACCATCATCATTACGCCAGCCAATCAGCATCGCCATAATGAACTTTTGCCACGGCATTAGTTTAGTTGGCTCACCTGTATCAACGTTTGGACAAATGGAAGCGAATTTAAGCACTTGATCCACTCGCTTTACCGAATAAGTAAAGGGAAAGTCAGCACTACCTTGCCGTTGCAAATCTCTAATATGGCGGAAAGCCGCTAACTTAATCAAATAACCAGTAGTTATCTTCTGATCTAAAACGTCTAAAGCGTATTGAGTGCCTGCGTCTGTATATTCATCACGAATATTTTTAACATCAATTTCACGGTATGCTCCTAGTACATCGTGTGATTGAGTAAGGTCAATATTCGTAAAATCACCCCCTTTCAATTTATTACCCACCTAAGAACTCTTTCATACGATCAGCGACGCTTCGATTGTCCTTGTGGTCATCTAAGTTTAACTTGATTAAATCACTACGAGACTTTGGTGATAAGCCTAGTTCAGCACCTAGCTTCGTCAGATTCTTAACTGCTGAGTCGTAAATTTGAGTCATCGGATTACGTTTGTAGCCCACGAAGTCTTTACCGATTTTTTGACCGCTCTGATCTTGCAACGTCTTATAAATTGCTTGGACTTCACCGTTTTCCTGAATATGTTTATATGCATTGCGATAAATCTCGTATTGGGAAGCATATTGCTCTACAAGCCCGCTATCAATGCGCTTAACCGGGGTATTGTCTTCTAAAAAGGGCACTAATCGACGCCAAACGACCTTAGCCTGCCGACCTAAGTAAGCTGGAGGTGTACGTGATAATTTCCCGTCGTTGACGTCTTTATCCACTTTTTTCATTTTATATGCCTCCTTTCATTATTTGGTGACCCCCCCTACCTAAAAATTTTCAAAAATTGTTTCTATCACAAGATGACGGCTATGTGTGTGCTCTTCTATGGTCATATAAGGGGGCGGGGGTTGTTTTAATTATTGTCGAGTACAATTACACTCATAAATTTTAAAGTCGCTTAAATCGCACGACAAGTGCTTATAAATCAATTATGATTGACCAGTTTGATTCTTCTACCAACTGATAGCCTTTACTTTTTAGAACCTGCTCCAGCTTTCTCTTTTGATTGGGATTAAAGCTCATTAGATCAATGTGAACCTTATCATCATTCTGTAAAGCAGCTGTTTCAATTTCACTCTTAACACATTCGATTTGTTTATCGGTTAGTTCTTGTTGCATTGCTGATTTAACTACTTTGTGGTCAGGAATCTTATCATATCTGTTAGTCATGGCTGTTACTATCCTTTCTCCTCATCCATTAACACAACGATTGACGATATATCATTAATTGGTGTTACGCTTTGTAACTCATTGCCATTGCCTGTGCCATAGTATGATTGTTCCCAGTCTGTCTTAGCCCGATGGCAACTCCCACATATAACAGCTAAGTTATCAATGTTAGCTCTCAGTGTTTCGTCAAACTCAATTGGAACAATGTGGTCAACCGTCTTAGCCGGCGTGATAAGTCCTTGCACTTTACAGTAAGCACATAAGTAATGGTCACGCTCTAGGACTTGTTGTCTTAGGTGTGACCATTGCCTTGTTCGATAGAAGCTGTATTGTTGACGCTTATCTTCATTGCGATAGCGAGTGACCGTGTTGTACTTGTGTGTATATTGTTTATCATTGCTACGTGCCCAACGTTGCCGACTAGCCAAGTACTCAGCCTCATGTTCATAGTGCTGCTTACAATAGTGGTCAGGAAAAGCGACCATCGCATGGCAGTTAGGATAGCGACATCTTCTTGTTCTTGGCATGTTGCTTCCTCCGTTTATTTTCACGACGCTTCTTATCCCTGTACCATATATCTAGCCGAACATCCTTCTTCACTTCTTGTGGCGTGAAGTATCCATATTTGGTGTTTGTCATTCCTGCCATATTAATTACCTCCATAATAAAAAGCCACACAACAATTAAGTTATGTGACCTTAGTTATAAGAATGAGATGGTAAGGATTTGCACCCTACATGACTGTGTCGGCATAGGGAATAAATCCCGTCATCCTAACACCGCTCCGAAAGGTTCACAGCCTCTGTCATTGTGTTATAGCGTCTACCTATTCCGCCACATCTCACCTGGTAGTTGTCCCCGATGGTTTCCGAGTAGGACTTATGATGGCCTTTCATGTCTCTCCGCCATACTCTTTTGTGCTTGCTTATCCGTAGCTACCAACTACGTCAAACATACCAGTAATAAGACTGTAAGGAATCGAACCTTACAACAAGCTACACGTCTCCTAATAATTTATTTGTCGAAAAGAATCGTGCTTGTTAACCATTTGCCTCACTTGAAAGATTAAAAAACCACTTTGCTTGCCGGCAATTATTTACTAACCTTTCGATAATACTAATATAAACCGGTTCTTGTATGCTTTGTGTAACCAGTTTGTACTGATTTTGTTACTTTTTGAACACCCTTAAATCTTCAACATCCACAAATGCCCATGCAAATTGTAGTAAAGCTTCATTTAACCTTTTATTTTCATAACCTCGATTGTAACCTGTTAATTCTTCAATTTCCGACCAAGTTAATCGTTTGAAATAACGCAGTTCTAATACGTGGCGATGATCATAATCCAATCCACCACATGCCTTAATTACTTTACCTAAAATATCTTTGGCATAAGCATGTAAAGTGACTTTAGTTTCCGCCCCATTATCAGCACTATGGGATACTGGCATGCCACTAATGACCGGCGATTTAATATCGACAAATACAGTATGTGCCATGTTCTGCAATGTTGGGAATTCTTTTTCAAAAAAACATTTAACTTTTTCTATGGTCTTAACTTCATCTAATTCTGGTAATAATGACACGCCCTCAGCTCCCGTAGTATAATAATATTTGTTGGATATATCGCTACGAAGCGTTCCTCTATGAGGGATGCTTTTTTATTTTCTTTGAATTTCAATGTCAAATTCCACTGCCAGCTTGCTAACGTAGTCTCTACTACGTCCGATTCTATTAGCTATTTCCTCTCTCTTACATCCTTGATAAGCCAGCTTAGTAACTTTAATAGCGTCTTTCTCATGCCGATGTTTCGTTTCCAACTTACGTTCGTCCCATCGCCCGTCATCAGTCGCTCCCTTTTCTAATAAACCAATAGATTTTGAATAGTTATTTAGTTTTGTACATTTTTTACATCTACAATTTCGTTCGTTAGTATGTCCAATTTTAACCACATCATCTAATAAACGATTAAGTTCGTGCCACTGTTCTTTTGTTGGTCTAACTCTCTTCTTAACTTTTGACATAGCGTTTATCCCACCTCTTCTAGATTAATTTTATAAACATCACCGCCAATTTCTTCTGCACGCTTTTTCGCATAATCGAAATCTTCACAAAAACTTGCATCGTCTAAATTATCAGCCATTGTGTATCGATATTTGCCAAATAAGATACTTGCTTTTTCCTTAAAATATAAATCTCCTAGCTTAACTACATAAACGTTTTCCATTAGTTAATCCTCATCCCATTCATCTTTGTCATATTCGATTTTTTCAATATCATCAACTTGGATTAAATAATATTCATCTATATCTTCTTCATACACTTCAATGAATCTCATTTGACTTTTTGGTAATCCTTTCAGGTCATCCTTGAACGCTTTGACTTCATCAAACGTTTCCTCATTTTTACAATATATAGTCACAGGCACTCTACGTTCGTTAACAATACTTGGATGAATTGACGGTGGATTTTGTGTTCTATCTGGCACTGGATTTTGTTTGGACGTTCCTTTTGAAAATAACATTTATTTAGCCTCCACCTCTTCATAAGTCTTCTTAAAGATTTCATCAGAAATTGCCCAATGTTCTCCCTCAACCCCTGTAGCAATCCAATCACCCGGATTAATCTTCATATTGCCTTCGATCGTTTTAATTCTCCAATCTGGCTTAGGTTCACCAGTTTTTAATATGCTAATCATATTTTCAAGTTTTTCAGATGTTGTCCATGGAACTCTTTCAAGATTATTAAATACATATTCTGGAACATACTCATCTGGATCAAACTGTTCAGCCTTAATCGTTGCTGTCTTGCGGTATTCTTTTAGCATTGTTCGTCCTCCAAATCTGCTGATTTAACAAATACGCCATCAACAGTTTTCCCTTCACGATCCTTAATCGTTTCGTACGCCGTTTGGATGCAATCAACGATATCTAATCCATTTTGTTCAGCAAACAACGCCATAACAACAAACATATCGCCTAGGCTGTCCTCGACTTGTTCTGGAACTTTCTTATTGAAGCCTTCCGCAAGTTCTCCCAATTCTTCGGTTAATTTATTTAGTTGTCGGCTAGGGTTGCCATCTGTAATGCCGCGTACTGCACCCCATTTTTTAATATTCTTAACTGCATCATATAAATGGTACGATGCTTTTGCATTTTCAAAAGCATCACCCATCATTTTGTCTAATTCACTTTTATCCATAATTAATCCTCCGATTTATCTGCTGGTTTTTCTACACACTTTTCTATAGATGCCTTTACGATTGTTGATATATCAACGATTTATCTACACATTTTTCTGCTGATTCTCTGCTGGCTTATTTATGTTTATGAACAATCACAAACGCTGTCATAATATCACGGCAAAAAATCACTTCACCAACATCTTCTATTTTTGTATTTGGTGGCGGAATAACTCTGCCTTTATGTTTAAAAATAAATTCGTTATTATCTTGTTGTTCCTTTTTCAGTTGAGACTTACTCATCTTCTACCTCCTCAAATTCGAGTAGGTTGGCGTTATTATAAGCGTCATAGCCAGTCCAATGTGATTTTAAGTATGATTTAGTGAAAGTAGTGTTAAAACTTGGTGTTTGTTTTTTACCCTCTAGGAAAAAGTCACCACGTGCATTATTGCGGTTCACATAGAGCGTATTATCACTAGAAACAAAACATTTAATTTTTACGTAATACTTAGATTCTTTCTCAACCTCGTAGCCATTGGCAATTGCGTTGAGTAATAGTTTTTGGTTGTCTATATTTTTCAGCCATTCATAATTTGATTCCGTATCAGTGCAATGATTGCATATCCAATAAACAATTCCCAATGAATCTACGTCATTGATATAATATGATTTTGCCTCTGCAATCCAATCAGCCACAAACTGTGGAATAACTACTTTCTTTGGTTCGTCTAATTCTTTCGTTAATTTAATTGCCTTTTTTAATCCGTCAAAATATCCATCATAATAATCATCATGTTTGGCGTTTACTGCGTTATCAGCTGCGACTTTCTCAAGTGTTTTTACATACTCATCTTTAGTCATTAGATTTCCTCCACTTTAAAATTAATTCCTAGTCCCAACGTACTAAGTTCTGCATGCAAGATTGAAGCTTTACTAATTGCTCGTTCTTGGCTATTAAACGTAGTAGCTTCTTCACGTTCTGCATCTAACTTATGGTTATGTTCCTCTAATTTTTTATAATATTTATCATTTGCTAAATTCTTAATTACCCACACGTTGCTGATACCTCCGTTTACGATCTTCTTCAATTAAAATTTTGACTGATTTTTCAAGTCCTTCTAATTCTTCTATAGTCCAATGACTACCAAATAATTCCGTTACAATCTGCTCCATCGTCATTATTCAAACATCTCCGTTCGACCGTCAGCTACTTCTGAGTCTTCGCTTAATACCATTCCAGTTGGTGTAACTTTGACAGCCACATCATATCCAGCCATATTAGCTAATCGAGTAGCCACCTCAAGGAAATCTGTATCTTCTACGGTCAATAAAACTTGTGCTCCATTCTTATCCAAAGTTACCTTTTTCATGTTTGCGTTAAATCCAAAACTGTTATCTTTCATTCTTAATTCCTCCTAAAACGGTAATAACACCTCTGCTACCACGTGATTGTGTTCTTCCCTACTTAATTTCCGATAAGCATTATAGACGTCTAATCTATCTCGTCTTAATTCGTACATCTTTCTACTCATTACTGAAATGACTGCAAAAATATCGTTGTTATCATCTAATTTTTCTAACAAATAATTAGCTAATAATTTTTCATCGTGATTTTTAAAATTCATAATTAGTTGCCTCTATCCAATCATAATTAGTGTTGTTTTTAATCAGTGGATTCTTAGTCCTTGGTTTAGTGACTCCGACACATGTTGTTTTAAAATCTTTGGTTCTAACTACTACTGCTTCAACAGGAATGCCAAATAGCCGCGCAAAATGCTTGAATGTGAGCTTATTTTCTGGTCTTAGTCCATATATACCAAAACTGTTTTTAACGTCGTATACGTGCTTAAAATGCCCTTCGTAATCTCTAATAACAATGTCTGGTGTATACTTCCAACTATATATCTTTGCTTGATGTTCTATTGTCCTAGAATCAACCAATAAAAAAGGCTCATGAACAGTAATTAGCTCTGGTGGTACCTTATTCAAAATAAACCTTTCATAGAAAGCTAACTCTTTTTCTGAATCCCAATCTTCACCATATTTGTGTAATTTTTTGCCAGTTTTCGGCATGTTCTTTTTCAATTCGCTAATTGCCCCCTATTTGCTCGTCTACGCATTTCATCTATTAATTCAAAGTATTTATACGTAGCTTTAAGCTGTCATACGTTCTTACAAACTTTCCTCGACTAACAAATCTTGGACGTCCTTGTGCTATTGGTTCGCTTGGAATTGTTAATTTAATCAATTACTCGTATCCTTTTCTCTTGCGGTAAGCCTTATTACATTTAGGGCACGGGTTAATTTGTACTCCAATTGGGCTTTCAACATAAACTCTTCCAGTTCCTTCACATATTTCACACATTAAAATATCGCCATCCTTTTATCTTGAGTTTCTTTAAATTTAATAATTCCATCGTTTTTCATAACGCCCTTATACATTCGACTTAACAATTTTGGATTGTAAATCTTAGATAATTCATCGCTATTAAGATTAGTGGTTATAATCGTCCGATTTCGCTTGTTTAAGACGCCAAACAGTACTTGTTGTACATATTCACTCGCTTCTCTGTTATCGCGCTTAAATGAAGCCTCACTGCCCAAATCGTCCAACACAAGCAAGCTAACCTTACCGAGCAAGTCCACCATGCGAGATTCGGTGTAATAACTATCAGGATGATTAAATGAATCTTTAATCAATCGCAACAGTTCATTGACTGAAACAAACAAGCATGAAGCGTTAGGTTTAATGTTCTCGTTAACGCCTTTAAGCATCGAAATTGCTAAGTGCGACTTACCAACTCCGGGGTTACCGGTAATAATGGTATTAGCTTGATAATTGCGATCCATATATTTATATGCAATCTGTCGTGCTTTTTTTAAATTAGTTTCTGCTTCTGTACCACTATTGACCTCGTAGTTTTCAAAGCTTGCTTCCCATAGATCTTCATCATCTATGATCGAATCTTTTCTCAAAACGTCCCTAAATCCTCGATGATAGTTGCTAAGTACCCCCTTTAGCACTAAATCGTTCAAGTGCTGTTCTCGTTGTTCTCTAACACATAATGCACAAAAAGGTTCGTGTTCATCACCTACTCTTACTAGTTTCTGATTAGGGTGGATTTTACAATATTCATCAGTTAAATTAGCTTGATTTAAAAGATTAAAACTCAAGTCCTCCATACGAATCACCGCCTTTATTTGTTTTGCTTTTCTTAACTTCTTGGTTTAAGTAGCTTTCAAATTTAGTGCCAAACAGAGTTTCTGGTCTCAAATATTTAGCCATATCTGTACCACTCCATTCAGCTACTTTAATATCGATTACTTTCTTGAAATCTTCATCATTAAAGCCATCATTAAATCTTGCTTTAATTAATCGTTGTGTTTTAGATCCACTAGCTCGGTACTTAGTTCCTGCTTTTTCGTTCAGGTAGCTAATAATCTCTTTAATTTTTTTCGAGTCGATATGCGGTTCATCGTTAGATGAACTATATATATTACTATCCTTACCTAACCTAACTTTACCTAACCTAACCTTACCTAACCTATGCGGTCCATTGTCCGTCCATTGGTTGTCCATTGGACGTCCAGTAGCCTTACCCGTGTCAGCACGCGGCTTGGGCTCAGTTAATTCTATGTTTGGCAAGATTTCTAATAGCAAGTCCTTATATATCGAATCCACTTTTCTATCCGCTCGAATTCGATTATTTTCGTTCCAATCCGTGATATAGGCCACTAGATCATCGTTCAAAACATTCACAAAATTCTTAGCTACTAGTATTCGTAAATCATCCTCAACTGCACCAGTTTGACGCATAACTGAAAATGCCTCCACAACACCATCATCATCCGCATGCAACCCCAAATGGAAATAGAGTGCCTGACTGCTCAACGGCATCTTTAAAAATTTGGCGCTATCAGTTATACGGTTACTAAACATTCTTCTCTGTGCCATCTTTTAATCCTCCCTATTTACATCACCTTAGAAGGGGAGCTGATCATCTGAAATATCGATTGATTGTCCACCATTGTTAAATGAATTATTGACATTCCTCTTTATTGAATTAGCATTGTTTGTATTGCGGTTATCTGGTAAGTCGAAGTCTGATACGTCAATACTAAGTTGTGTTTCACCGTTGTATTGACTAATATTTAAGGTCCCCGTGACAGTTACATGACTACCTTTTTTAAAGTAATTATTTACTGTCTGCGCTCGTTTTCCCCATACGGCACACCTAAACCAATCTGTACCATAATTACCATCTTTATCTGGTCGATTCTGTCGTACTGCTACATTAAAATTAGACACTTGCATGCCATTATTAGTACTTCGTAGTTCTGCATCTTTTCCAATGTTTCCAGAAATTATAATTTGTCTCATTCTTTACATACCTTCCTATTCTTCGGTGTTTTCTCTTGAAAGTTCATACATCAATGCTCCACTTAAAATCAAAGCTTGACGATAACTCAAATGATCTAACGTCTTATCTTTCTTACCTAAGACGGCAAATACTCGTTCAGAAACGTCTTTATTAACTTTCTTAATGTTGTCCTTAAGGTAAGCAATAACTTTAAGTTTGCTTTCCTCTTCTTTTTTCTGATACTGTTCAAGTAATGAAACACCTTGCCCATCGTCATCATCATCTGCAACAATACCGAATGCTAGACACAAACTTGTACGTTTTGCATAGGTTTCATTTGCACCTTGCTTTTGCATGTTTGAATCATCTGGGAATGAATCACCGTAGATGATCTTTTCTTCACCACTAACATGACGAATAACCGTATAAATCTTGTGTGAAACCTTGCCGTTCGCATTAGCATCATCAATTACTCCTTGTGAAAAGCTAATACCTGAATCTGCCGTAATGATTGCTTTACGGATTGCTTTATCAATCGCACTTAAATCAGCATATTTACCATAGTGTGCATCTTTATTTTTCGATGGTTGAGTAAGAACCTTTTGAGTTTCATATAGAGCTTTATTAAGCTCTGGCGTTGTTGTAACGTCGATTGTTTGTTGTAGCATACTTGTTTCCTCCTTAATTTAAGTCAAGTCAGTCCTATTCTTTTCCAAATAATGCTTCAATTTCCTTGCGTTCTCGTTCTTGTTCGTATTCACGTTCATATTGTTCTAACTGTTGTTGATTCATTTGTGTTATACTTCCTTTGATATTATTTGTTTTCTAAGTCCGCTATTGCCGTAGCGGGCTTTTTTATTTTAATTCGTAATTTATAGGTTCCTTCTTTCTTGTATAATCGATATGAAAGGAGGTGATAATATGGACAATTTAATTAAATGTCCATTTTGTGGCAGTGACAAAGTTAGTATTATGCCTGCACCTAAGCAATCTGATAAATTTTACTTAGCTGGGATCAATACCGAGACCGGAATTGTTACTAACCACGGAATTACAGTTGACTTAATTTCTTGCACTCATTGCGGTAGTGCTTGGTTATTTAATAAGGGTTTCAAGACTGTTTAAAATTGTTTACATCCACATATACTTTTTGTAGTAAGTCCTTATTTTTTAACTTCTTATATCCAATAAAACTGTGCTCCTCGCTACCACTAATAGCGTCGAGTACTTTTTTGATTGGTAAATCTAAACTAAATGTTCCCCCACTTATTACTGTTACGAGTGTTGATTCTTCACCATCAGCTTCAACGTATTTAATGAAATCTGAATTCAAATACAAATCTTCCGTAATTTTTACCATCTTCATTTACTTCTCGCCTCCTTTAATTGAGTGACCAATTAATCCAGCCACTACTACTGAAATTAGATAAAACGCTAATTGTCCTAAACTTACTGTTACTACCATTACAATTCCTCCAGCCATTTATTAACTTTCGTTTTGATAAAAAAGTTACGATTAAGCTTGCTAGGTTCAAAAGTTGCTGTACTCAAGTTGTTGTTTAAAAGAAAAACATCAACTGAACTTTTAGAAACTCCTAAATATTCTGCTACGGTTTTTTTATCCATTAACATTGGATACTTGTCATCAGACAATCTGTTTTTGTTTACTGCCATTTCTATGCTCCTAACGTTGTTTGTCCGTCTGCTACTTGTAAGCTAGTCGTTACTGCTTGTTGGTCTTTCATAATTACTAATTTGTTCATATTATTTTCCCTATTTCTTGTGTATAATTTAGTTAGTTCAATAAAAGGTGGTTAATTAATGATTTACTAATTAAGTAACCAGATAACGAGAATTGCTCCATATATTCCACCTAGTGCACCTAATAAAAATCCACTAAGTGCTATTAATCCACGTTCATGGTCTTCTAACCAGCTTTGTATTTTCACTTTTGTTCTCTTCTTTCATGCATATAATTTAGTTAAAGGGTGGTGATACAAGTGAATTCAAATGAAAAATTGTTAAATACGATAATTGAGCTTGCTGACGATAGTCGTCCGACCAATATAGACCCTTCAAAAGTTCGCAAAGCTTCTACTCTAAGCGATATGGATTTTGCACAATCTCTACTTTCGCTTGAAGGTTCAGGATTTATCGAACTACAATTTGGTAGTGATTTGTTGACTGATATTTTAATCTCAACAAAAGTTCCTACTAAGTAATATCAAGGGCGGTTCCATTAGGAACTACTCTTTTATTTTCCAATCATTTGCCATCAAATCGTTATCTCTTGGATTCCACCAACTAGAAATTTTTTCTCCATTTCTACATATATCTATGCATCGATTTGATTTAGAAACTTCAAATGTTAGTTGATCCCCTTCACTCTTACGGTAAAACTGCTTACCCGTTTTAAGCGATTGCTTTACTGCTTCTTGAATATTCATTTAGTTCTCCTTTTCTGTTATTTATTCATCAAATTATCGACTTAACTACACCGCTGACTCATCTTTCATTTCAATCATTGGTAGTATTCCATGTTCCTTTAATAGTTGATAAATAAATATATGGCCCTTTTGTGTCCACTTAGTTTGAGGTTTAATATCTGGTCTTCCGTCTCTGTGTGAATAAGGAACTGGGATAGTATGCGTATAACCGTTTTTTTGATATTTCTTATACAGGTACCAGCTTCCAGACTGGCTGTACTGAACACCTAACTGATTCAATAACTTATTTAATTCTGGAGCTGTCATACCATAATTTTTAGCAATCGAGGTTACCGTTACCACTCCCTTATTCGATAATATTTGATCGTAGTAATCTGCTTTAGGCTGAAGCTCTTCAACTCGTTGTTCAGCAATTAGTCTGCCGTTACGCTCAACTTCTACTTTTTCACGTTCGTTCTTCAATTTGGTTGCCAGACTAATAATCGTGTCAGGATTTAGCAAAGCCTCTTCAATCTTTTCTTCCGTCATGTAAGCACCATGCTTTCGGATTGATGGTAGGACTTCGTTTGTTACCCAATGTTTAAATTGATTAGCTTTTTGCTTAATCTCTTTATTCTTAGATTGCCTAGATGCATCCCAAATCAATGAATAGACTCCAGACTCATTAATCCAAGTCGGCTTTTGATTTCTGCCTAAACTATCCTTCACAGATGGGGTACCATTTTGGACCCCCATCTTATCTTCAGAATCCACATGATCTCTAATAGCTTTGTTTGTATTTTCGTATCCCAGTACGTCAGCTACATCTTTGCCAACAAAATATGGTTCGCCATTAATTAGTACAGTTCGTACTTCGTTTCCTTCAAAGTTGAAATTTTGTAATTCATCCATATTGTTTTCCTTCTTTCATGTGTATAATTTAATTAGTCCAATAAAGGTGGTGATAATGATGCAATACTCAAAACGTGAACATGATATGGCAATTGGCGCAGCAACTGCCGAAGCTATGGTTGAAATCCAAAAAGAAATGAATAAAGAATCTAATGGTGACAAAATTTACGACCCAAATCTTGGATTAGAAGCATTTTCAGAAGCTTATGAACACGCATTAGAACTATACGCAGGTCATTACCCTGATTCTGATCAAGATTAATCTTTAACTTTCATTTTTTCCTGTCTTGTAGTTAATTGATGTTCCGTCTCACTAAGCACACACTTAGCCTGTTCATACGTCAAATCGCTATTAGACAGGATTTTTTTAATTTCATCCACACTCTTTATGAACCATTCTTCATTCCTAAAAGTCCATTTATTGATCATATTTTTCTTTCTCCCTTCTAAATTCCAAATTCTTGAATCACCTTCAAAATCAATTTATTTGACTTTGATTTGATCATTTAGTCAGCTCCTTTTCTAGATTCATTTAAAATAAAACTAGAAGTCACCCCTAAATAATCTGCAACGGCTTGTAGTGAATCTGCTCTTGGCATACTTTTATCCCAATGAGATATAACGCCATTCGTTAATTTCAAATCTTTTTCAATCCTAAAAATACTTACATCTCTTTTTTTAGCGATATTTTTAATAGCCGTATATACTGACATTCCATTCACCTCCAAACATTTTCTAAGAAAATATACAATAATCATTGACTGATAATAGAAAATATTCTATTATTAAAGCGTAGTAAATAACCTGATTCACAGATTGATAAAATCCTATAAATCAGCGTTTATCACTATTTTTAGGTAACATTAAAAAAATTGATGTTCGTATATTTTCATGTACTCCCTCAAGCACATTTATATACTAACACCGATTATATTCTAATGTCAACAAAAAATGCAAAATATTTTCGGAGGAAACATGAATACTTTATATTTAAGAATAAAAGAACTAGCTGATGATAGAGGTGAGAGCCTTGCTCAACTAGAACGTAATCTAAAATTTTCTAATGGAATTATCTCTACTTGGAAAAAAGGAAAAGCAAGTTCTGATAAAATTGAAAAGGTAGCAGACTACTTTAACGTAACCACAGATTATCTACTTGGTAGAACATCTGATCCTAACCCAGCTAATAATAATATGACAAAAAATCAGAAATTAATTGCCTACTCTATTGACCCGGATATATCAGATGAAGAACGTCAGGCCATAATAAATATGGTCAAGGAAGCAATGAAATTTCGTCGTAGACTGTAGGTGACCGGTATGACAGACTTGGAAAAGATTGAAGATATGTATCCACAACTTAAATTTTGGGGTATCGAAGTCAACAATCCACACTATCATGGCTGTATCATCGGCACTGACGTCTATATCAATACTCTTCAAGATGACATTGATTGGCTTAAAACAGCATTGCATGAGGCTTCGCACTATGAAAATGATAGTGGTAACCTAACAAACGCAAGATTAGTGGAAGTATTACGTGCTGAAGGATATGCTGATAGGCAATCTATACGGAGTTTCAATATTATGTTTGGATAACTTATAGACCAGATACGGATGTCGGTAAAAGCTGGGGATTTGGAGGAATGTAATATGTCAAAATGTGTGATTTGTAAAAATAAGATTGGCTTCTTTGCAAAGTATTTTACCGTCGATACTGGAGAAAAAGTATGCAAAAATTGTCTTTCAAACTCTGAACCAGAAATATTAATCGAAAATCTTTCCTCTGCAGCGGACGTAGCTTTTCATATGGATAATTCTGTTGGTGATACTTATTTATCATCTATTGGTGAAAAGTCTTTGTCAGATTCTCGTAGAGAGAATGAAGAAGCTAATAAGAAGCGCCTCCAACAAGAACTAGACCAAAAACGTCATCTTGAAGAACTGGCTAAAAAGAGAAAAGATGCCACCGATAAAGCTTCACGACAAGAAATATTTCATTTTAAAGTACGTGGTACCACCCACTATGACCTAGCAAAAATGGTCTCTTACGCACGTAAAAATGATTTGTTTGACCCTTACGATGGATATACCGCTGCAGACATCAAAGAATTCTCACCTTACGAAGAAGTGTATGAAACAGATCTTGTAGGATTGATAAGCGCGATAGAATTTAGAACAGACCCAAATAATAAATATGATAAAAATGCAATCACAGTCATTGCTACGCTTGACGATGGTGAATATATGTTAGGACATGTTCCTGCCGGAAACACTAAAGATATAAGTGAAATAATGACGAAACAAAATAATGGAAGCATCGCGCTAAAAATAAACTACACACTAACTGGTGGTAAATATAAGATTGCTGAGGAAAAAGAAGAAAAATTCGATTTTGACGAAGATTGGGACGTTGAAAAGGAAATGCAGCAAGAGGAAAACGAAACAGATTTTACCAAAAACCTTAGAATTAAGTCTGGAAAGAAAGAGTATGGTTTCAATATCCAATTATTTGATAATAACATTCAATGACGGAGGTTTCGTAAATGGGACTACTAATAATGATCGTCATCTTTCTAGCACTATGGAAGATATTAGGAGCACTAGGCCACATCTTTTTACCAATATTGGCCGTGTTATTTATCCTGACAACATGGATTCCTTCACAAACAATTGTTATGGTGATTTGGGTGCCAATCGCGATTCTTTACTTCATTGGATTGCTCGGATACAGACACGCAAACAAATAAAAAAGCACATCCCCTAACCGCCAAGTAAGATGTTAGAACGTGATTGGCAGATCATTGCAGCTAACATCCCTGGTATTTTCTTAGGATTTTTTACATTCTATACCGCGTTACATTAATACTTTATTTACAAAGGAGCGAATAGTTTATGGAAACGAGTATTATGACTATCATTGGAATAATTATATTTTCTATTGGAACATTAATAATATCTCTTGGTCGAACTTTAAATATCTTACGTTTCTTTTTTGGTGATCGTAGTATGTTTACACAGATGTTTTGGGGGATTATCTTTATCTGCATTGGCTTATTTTTAATCATACTTGATAGCCCTCAGCTTAGATGATATCTCCTTTCCACTCCGGTGACTAGATACAGTCCGACTCTGTATGTGGGAATTAAAATAATCATAAAGGAGAATGGTAATTTGTCTGATAAAAACAAAACGCCCAAACATTTAAGTCCTTCACAAAAGTTCTACCTATCTAATAAAAAATTCAAAGAATTATTTCACACCAAAGATCCTTTTTTTCAATACTTACCTGATTGGCTAATTAATAAGAGCAATTATTTAGAATATAACTACAAGCATCCTCGCCATTCAAACAAAACATATGTAAGAGGATCTATGGTGTATGTTGATTTTGGTATAAATTCCGGAGCAGAGCTAAGCGGTAGTCATTTTGCTGTTGTGCTTAATAAGTTTGATTCTCCAAAATCAAACACTTTAACGGTTGTTCCTCTCTCTTCCCATGATCATGGTAAATATAGTATAGAAATTGAACATACAATAACAGATGCCTCATGGAAATATTTTTCTGGCGAAGCAAAAAGAGCTTCTAGATTATTAAAAAATTTTAGATACCTACTAAATGTTTTAAAAAGTCATTTTTATCTTGATCAAACTGTGGTTTATTATCCTAAAAATCAATTGGACGAACATATGGCACAATTATCTTCTGATTTGGATCATTTTAACATAGAAACTGTTAACTCTGATAAACCTGATGATTTACTTTTGGGATATTTAAACAATATTGAAATTGTTTTAACGAAATTTGTTGCGTCGGCCCAAAGATTTGACCGTTATAACAAAAGAACGTATGCTTTAACAACTTCAATAACGACAATAAGTAAGGATAGAATTCGACGTGCTCCCTTTGAACCTGTGGTAAAGACTACTAATACTACTTTGAATAATATCGAAGAAAATATACAAAGAGACTTCTTTAAATAATTTTTTTGCAAATCTATTGATAAATTTAAAAAAACATATATAATGATAATTATCAGGGACCTTAGCGTCCACCTATTAAATAACATAGACGGCTTCTACGCCGACTTTTTTACAAGGTAGCTATCATTATGATAGCTACCTTTTTCTTTTTCCCCACTCCGGTGACTTGATACAGTTCAACTCTGTATGTGGGAATAGTGGTTACTACAATATATGTAATAACCACAAAATAAAAAAGCCACATCCCTACTCCCGCCAAGAAGATGGATGTGACTTAACCCTAAAAAACTACATTAAGTAGTCCTCTTTTATATTGTCTATTTTAGCATTGAGGGCTACTTCCGAAAAGAGAACGGAGGTTCGCCATTATGGCATCATTTGAAAAAAGAGGTAAAAGAACTAGAGTTGTCGTATCCGTCATGCAGAGTGGCGTACGACGTAAGGTATCTAAAACATTTGATACAAAGAAAAAAGCTAAGGATTGGGCAATTATGATGGAAGCTGATAAGCTTCAAAACAGAAGCATAATAGCTTCTAGTATGACATTTGCCGATTACTTCAAAATGTGGATGGAGACTTACAAGAAAAACGATATAAGACCGTCAACTTATAATACTTATATTTCAACATTAAGACACATAAAAGAATCATTTGATGGGATTACCCTTGAAAACTTAACGTATTCCCTTCTACAATCCAGACTTGATACCATCGGTAAAACACTTTCTAAAGGCACTATGACTTTGATTGTATCTAGAATTAAAGCTTGCCTAAAAGATGCTCTTTATGACAAATATATTTTAGATGATATCTTCACACGGCTTAAACCACATGGTATAGAACGTAGCAAAAAAACTAATGCTTTATCAGTGACAGAATTTGAAAAATTACAGGATTATTTATATCACTCTAAATTAGATAAAGCTAGTCTTGCGATCCTTGTAGCATTAGAAACAGGAATGCGAATTGGAGAAGTGCTAGCCTTACAGTACAAGGACGTCTCTATTCCCTTTAACAACATTCATGTTAATAAATCACGTTCTGGGAATATCGTTGGCAAGCCTAAAAATAAAAATTCCGTGCGTGATATAAAAATAACTAACGAGCTAGCTAATATAATCAGCAATGAAAAAAACAATAGTACAGAATTTATTTTTAATTGCAGACGTCAAACAGTAAGAAATCGTCTCGATTCACTAATAAGCAAGTTAGATTTACAACCAATAACTATTCATGGACTTAGACACTCACACGCCTCTTATTTGCTTTATAAGGGTGTTTCAATTAACTACGTTTCAGCTAGACTTGGTCACGCAAATACCAGCATTACTCAAAAAGTTTACGCCCATATGCTTAAGGAAGAGAAGACCCGTGAACAAGATAAAACGATAGAAATATTGTCAGTGTCCCCAAATGTCCCCAAGGCGATAAACAAATGTTGA